GCGTTGGGCGAACGGGTGATGGAGTTCCCGTTTAGCTCTGAGTTTCCGGTGTCACGGTATTTCGGTAACGAAGTGCTGAGCCATGAACGGGAAGCTGCTGATCTTGGCCGACTGAATGATGGGGCACCACTGCTCTTTAATCATGACCCCGACAAGATTATCGGTGTTGTCGAAAAGGCATGGATTGATGACAGCAAAAAGCGTGGCTATGCCCAGGTGCGTTTCTCTCGTAACAAGTTCGCACAAGAGGTGCTAACGGACGTGAAAGATGGCATTTTGCGTGGCGTGAGCTTTGGCTATGCCATCAACAAGATGGAAGAGCGAGGCGAGGACTGCGTTGCGACAAAATGGTCACCGTATGAAGTCAGCCTTGCTGTAATTCCTGCGGATGCCACCGTAGGAATCGGCCGTTCCTTGATTACAGGAGAACAGGAAACCATGCCTATCATTGAGGTTGAGCGTGAAGCTGAAGTTGACGAGACTTCGGCGGCGGCCCCGGCCGCATCACCAGAACAAACACCATCTGAGGTGACTATGGAAACCACCCCTGATCTGGAGGTGATCCGGGCTGAGGCCGTTGAGGCTGAGCGCTCGCGAATCGCATCCATCGCAAAGCTTGGTGAGCGCTACAAGCTCACCGACCTGGCCCGTGAACTGATCGACGGAGGTCGTTCCGTTGATGAGGCCCGTGCCGCCATCCTCGACAAACTCGGAGCGCAACAGCCTGTGGAGCACAGCATCACTGCCAACGACGTTGGCCTGAATGAGAAGGAGACTCGTGCCTTCTCGTTCACCAAGGCACTGAACTACCTGGCCAATCCCAGCGATGCGACTGCCCGTCGCGCTGCTGAGTTTGAGATTGAGGTGGGCAAGGCCGCTGCCAAGAAGTACGAGAAGAGCAGCAACGGCATCGTCATTCCTAACGAGGTGCTGCGTCGTGACCTGACCGTTGGTCAGCCGACTGCCGGTGGCAACCTTGTGGCCGATGAGCTGCTGGCCGGTAGCTTCATCGAACTGCTTCGTAACCGCCTGGCACTCGCCCAGGCTGGTGTAACGATGCTGACCGGACTGCAGGGGAATATCTCTATTCCTCGGCAAACATCTGCCGCAACGGCTTACTGGGTCGGCGAAAATGTTGCTCCGAGCGAGAGCCAGCAGGCAATCGATCAGGTCAACATGACCCCGAAATCGATTGCGGCTTACGTTGATTACAGCCGTCGCCTGTTGCTGCAGTCTTCCATTGATGTGGAAGGCATGATCCGCGCCGACCTGGCTCGCGTGATTGCTCTTGAGCTGGATCGCGCTGCCATCTACGGCACCGGCAGCTCCAACCAGCCTCTGGGCCTGGTGAATACCACCGGCATTGGCACTCAAACCATCACCACTTACGGGACTTGGGCCGAGTACATCGGCATGGAAACCGATGTGGCGAGCGCCAATGCTGACGCTGGCAGCCTGCGGTACATCATCAATGCCGCCGCCCGTGGTGCGCTGAAGTCCACCGAGAAAGCCAGTAACACTGGCATGTTCGTCTACGAGGACAATGAGATCAACGGCTATCCGGTGATCGTGTCTAACCAACTGGCGAACAACGATGCCCTGTTTGGCGACTTCTCCATGATGATCATGGCGATGTGGTCGGGTCTTGAGGTGATGGTGGACCCCTATGCCGGCGCTACTGCAGGCACTGTTCGCGTCATCGCCCATCAGGATGTGGACTTTGCTGTGAAGCAACCCTCTGCCTTCTGCTACGGCACCTGATCATGAGAGTTGAGATCAAACGTGATGTGATGATCTCTGGGGAGCCTGCGCGAGCGGGCTCTTTTGTAGAGCTGAGCATTGCTGACGCCAACCTCTTGATTGGCAGCGGGAAAGCGGCCCTTGCGCCGGAACCTGAACCCGCACCTGAGCCTGAGCCCGAGCCTGTGGTGAAACCCAGCCGTCGTGGCCGTCCCCACCATTCCACTGAGGAGTCCTGATCATGGCAATCCTGTCGACCGGGCTGGAGAAGCTCCAGCACATTGCGCTTGCAGCGACCGCTGAGCGGAC